TCAGCGCTCGTACACCATCACAGACACTACGTCGACGTAGTGGTCGTTCGCTGTCCCTGATGTACGACCTGAAGCGTTATACAGGGCATCCAGCAACCGGGTGTTGGCAGCGAGTGGTACAGGCAGCGACCTCGGGTACCAGTACCACGGCCCCGTTGCGCCTCCTCCATGTGGCACCCATGACAGGCCCGAGTAGGTCGTAGCGATTGTCGCCGCCGCTGCTGTAAGTGTGCGCAGCCCCATACCACCAGGATCTTGGTCGCTATAAGCGGACTGCTGCCACCTGATCTTCGCCCAGCAAGCGCCTGCATCGATCTCGGTACCTGGAACGCCCTGTGCGACCAGATCGAGCCGCTGTCTTGATACGGATGAAACGACGTTGCCACCGGCAAAATAGTAGCCCCCCTCGAATGGCGGAGGGTTGGCTGAGCGGACTGCCATAGCCCCAGACTCAACCGTCCAGCCTGAAGTACTACCCAGCTCAGCCCCTGGGTTGGTCAGCGTCAAGTTATGCACGGTGAGGGTGTTCGGTTCATATGAGCCAGACACCGCAGCAGCGTAGCCATCCTCATCCAATGGAGCGTTCTGGATGATCACGTTCGCCACCCGCGCCATAGAGAAACCGCTGAGGAAGCCTGCAGAGGCCAACGGCAGGCCACCTACACTCACCACCTCAGCAGCCTGATTGATGGTCCAGGGGCGTGTATCGAAGAGCATAGAGTTGATCTTGATGTCGACCTGGTCAGCTCCGTTGTATTCAACGGTGTAGTGGTTGAACACCGACGAACCGTCCAACGGGGAACTCCAGATGCTCAACCAGGAATCGAGATCGACCACATTGGTCAGCCCCTCCGTCGACGTCCATACGTGCCCCGTACCTGGGTGGAAGGCGATGTCCTGCGGATACTGGCTGGGTGCCGAGTGGGTTGCCTCGGCAACGAGCGAGGCGCCATCGGCAGAGGACGTGATGGCCGCCTGGATATCGTAGGCCTGCATGTAACCGGCCGCACCAACCACTCCCTGTTGGACGTTTCGACTGACCCAGAGCTTGCCAGCAGCATTGCAGTCATGTCCCTGGATGCGTAGCCCAATAGAAAAGCGCTTGTAGCGGCTGGCGACATTGAAGACGGATGTCCCGAGTGATGACGCCGCGATCACGTAGAGGTATGGAGTCCCGCTCTCGGCATATTCAGAGACCAGCGCATACTCCGTACCAGCAACCGTAACGAAGTTCAGGCCGCTGACCCTGGCCAGAACACTGGTATCGAAAACCTCATTTATCACTGCCGAGCCAGTCGCAAAGCTGGCTTCCAGGTCGATCTTGATCATCTTCCGGCTGTCGTAGTCAGTCGCCCAGACGTCACCATTGCTGCGCCGTGCTAACGCAGCCACATGCCGGTAAGTGACGGTACCGAAGGTGAACTCACCGATCACTGCCCCATCACTCAGGCGAATGCGCCACGCCAGGCTCTGAGTGTCCTGCGCATGCCCAACGATCACCACCGAGGTCGCATCATCGAAAAGGATCGCTTGCGGCCGGATCTTGAAACTACCAACCGCCAGCAGTGGGTAAGCGCGCTCGTAGTGCCACTGCGGACGGCCTAGCACCAATGACTGAATGCCCGAGGCCGTGGAAGCTCTTACGGCAATGGCGGCCATCGCTGCGGTGGATGGGTCAGGTATGACGGCAATCTCCAGTCGAGGAACGGCCCCACTGCTATTGGCTCCTATCGTGATGACCGCATCACGCGAACTCAGCGCACGCGGTTGATCCACCCTTATAGAAGCATGAAGCGTTGTCGCACCACCCAGCACCGACAGCCACGACGGCACCGACGTGGACTTGAGGCGAGCCTGATATCCATCGCCCTCGAACCCAAGCGGCGTCACATGCGGTGCAGCGCCATTACGCTCCCAGGTAATGACACCGTCAGCATCTTCCTCGTCATAAGTAAGCGGCAACGCAAGCATCTGCAGCGCCAGCTCGACGAAAAGCCGATGGCCAAGCCCCTGGAACGACTCGACGCCGCTCCTGACCGAGCTGACAGCCACACGGTAGACACCAGTCGAGGCAACAGGCACTGAAACGGTGTTACCCGAGAACGGTGTCTCGGATATCAGCGTGCCGCCGGCGGAGAACAACCTCGCAATATATGTAGTCCCGGCCTCGGGCCCGATATTGCCGACAGTGGTATCAACCAGCTGATCTGCCTGCTGCAGCCGATCACGGTGGCTGAACTGGATCACCAGGTCGCCAGCGACCTCATCAGGGTAGATTTCGCCATTGATTCGAAGGTTACCAGGTGGATATGGCCGGGCCTGGCGACGGCCGGTGAGGTGACTGTCAATCGGCGCCAACTCCAGATCGAGCAGTCCGGTCGATGTGCGGGTCTGCACCTTTGCCTGCACAGTCACACCTGGTGCGTAATCGACGGGATCAACGGCCGTGTCTGACTCATAGAACCAGATCCGCGCCCCTGCAGCGTGCTTGGCCGGCACCGTGTCGGAACAGCCGCGAGCAATAACAAGGTCGCCAGTATCGATATCGAGGCTGACCACCCGAACGATCTCGTCATCGATCAGAGCGGGGACGCCCGACTGAACTGTCGAGATATCGGTACCGTAAGTGATCCGCGTAGTCGTTGTGAGGTAGTCGAGCGCGGTCGCAATCTGAGCAGTCGGGCACCAGTCACCCGTATCTACGCCACCCCAGGCTGCCGAGCCGACACGAGTGAGCAAGGTATACGCCCGCGCCGCAGCACTGGGCCGACGGGCGATGACGCCGACAGCACACGAGGTATCAGTGACCTCAGCCATCTGTGCCGGTGTTAGGAAATGCACCAGGTCGCGGTACGGAATCTCGAAGATCCGGCGCACAGTTGCCGGCAAAGGATCGGCTGTAGGCGGAGTGACGGTCGGCGGCTGCGGCGCAACGTAGGCAGTGTCAGGCAGGCCATAGGCGTCGATAACCGCGCTGATCGTGACAGTGCCAGCCTCAAGCGTCCCGTAGTCGCACTGGCCGGCCCGGAGAACGAGCTGCTCATACCCGCGCTTGAGCGAGCGGATACGAAACGCTTTCCCTGGAAGTACTTCGGCACCGCGACGATCAAGCCGTACCTTGAAACGGCGAACGGCCGCCGACTTCGCCGCCAGATCCCTCTGTGCCAAGCGCCCCGCCAAACCGCTGGTAGGCACATGCGGGTATTGCACGGTCTCCGACAACACCGACCCGACAGACTGGATCGCGGCATTGTTCTGAACGCGCACCTGGTCGTCGGCGCCCTGGTTCATCATGTTGGTGAACTTGACCACCAAATCATTAGTGGCCATTGCGCCATCAGCCGCATCGTCCTCATCGATGCCGAGCAAACCACTGTCCTCGTCGAACAGGGGCAAATCATCGACCACGTAGTCGTCTCGGATGAGGTGCAGCGCCACCTGGCCCGTGACCAGGTCATCGAGCAGCACAGCATTGATGTGATCGATCACGCTCTTAACCAGAGCCCCGAGGCCTTCCTGCCTACGCCAGCAGATGCACAGGCCGAAGCCCTCGGCATACAACTGGTCAGCAGCAGCTCGGAAAGATGCATCGTGGATCCGTGCGGCCGACCGACCACGGCCCCACTCACGATTGGTGAAGGCCTCATAGATGATATGGGCCGGGTTCATCGACGTGATCGTGTCGTTGCCTTGCCAGATCAAGGCCTTCTCCGGATACCAGACGTTGTCGTCATCCCAGCCGGCCGTTACTCGCCGCGCCCGAAACGCCCACGGCTTGGGATACGGGTTCATCGAACTGATCAGGCCATCGAAGAACAGCGTGGTCATACCCCGGAACGCCGGCACCAAGGCGCTACCCAGCATCCGCTTGAGGCGAGGGTTAACGGGTTGGGTCTCGGTACCAAGCATCATGTCTATGGTGCCGTAGATTCCGCCTTCACCTTCATCGCCACCGAACAGAGAGCTGGCCGCGATCAACCAGCGGGCCTGGCCCAGAGCCGAGCCGCGCCAGGCTGTTCGATCGCCCACACGGATCTCGCGCAACTCATTGATCGGGCCACGGCACAAGCTCATGTGTATGCCCATGAAGTAGCGGTAGCCGATCGTCTGCGGCTTATTGCTCTGGCCCATTGATGGCCTCCTGTTCAGCTCGTTCGGCCAGGGCAATGGCAAAGGCGTTGCCGGTTGCGCGCAGTTCGTCGACCGGGATGCCCTCGAAAACGAACCTGTTGTAGTCGAGGCCCAGCTCGGCGGCGATTACGCGCGCCGTGCGCATGCACTGGCCAAGCTCATGAATGTGTTTCGGCCAGGCGCGAATTACGGGATCCATGTGCTGCCTCCTACCGTTCCGCTACCCAGGCCGTCGTCATCAGGATCCTCGGGCTGGGTTGGATCCCACTCGATCAACTTGTCGCCGACCGGATCCCATGGCGCCTTGAACTTGGCCTCGATCGGGTTGGTGGTGCCCGGCGCCAGACCTGGCGTCCAGCCACCGATGGATTTCTTTCCGCCGGCACTCTTGATCTTTGTGGTGCGGAAGTTGCCGTAGGTGTTCACGAACCAGTCCTTGATCCACACGTCACCAAAGATCACGTACTGGGCGGTACCGACCTCAGCAACCGGAAAATCGAAGTCCTCGAAAGCCGCAGCCCGAGGTGCGTTGTTCTTCGGTCGGTTGAGGTAACTGATAGCGAAGCTGGCCACCAGCATGATGATCTGTGGCCATGGGACTACGGCCTGGTAGATAACAAACTCAGAGATATGCATCGTTAGAACACCGGATTGCCGTTGAAGGGGTTCTTGCCCATGAGGTTGGGGTCGCCCCGGAGGTTGTTCAGGTTGTTGAACTTGGCCAGACACATGGCGGCGGTACGGTTGCAGCCCGGATAGACCCGCACGGCACCGAGTGGCACTCCAGCCGTGCCCCCCATCAATCGCATGACGCTACCGACGTGGCGCTCGATCGCCCGACGCTCGAACTCGCCACTGCCGATCGGCCACTCGATGAAACCGCCGTCGAACCAGCCATTGGCATAACCCTCGGCAGTACCGCTGCTGATCGTCAGCCCGGTCATGGACTGGATCGTCATGTCGACGCGCCACAGGTCGCGGTTGACCTTGCACTTGCGGTCGAACAGCGCCGCGCCGCAGTTGCGCTCATGAGTCAGCCGCAGGCCGGGCACGTCGAGGGTGGCCATCAGGGTCTGCGCGCTGATCTCACAGCGATCGAGCGACGGCCAGCGCACGGTCTCGATCGACCCACTCCAGGCGACCTGGGGCGTGTTCTCGCCGTAATGGTGGTCGTAGATGATCAGCTCGATCTCCGCGCTGGGCGGGAACGTGCGATAGAGCTGCGCGACCTCGATGTCGGCCGGAGCGGTGATCTTCATCCGATCGGCCGTGGTCTCGCCGGTGCGCCGTATCCCGTTGTCGATGATGCCGCCGCGCAGCGAGCGATAGATCTCGGTGCCTATCGTGATGCTGCGATCGCCGCTGGCGTACAGCCAGACGATGACGCCGCGCTTGAACTTGTACAGACGCAGTGGCGCACCAGCAGCTAGAGAGCGTTCACGACTGCTAAAACTCATCGTCACGCTCCTCCCGGAACACCGTTACCCAGGCGGCAACGCCTTCGCTGTCAGTGATGTGCTCAATGCGCTGGGTGTCACCATCGAAACGTACCAGGCTCATCCAACTCACACGCGCAATCTCGGCAGGCTGTACCACCACCCCGAGCGCCGACTCGATGCCTAGTCGCTCGATCTGTGCGTCCAGTTCGAACGATCCAGTGACACGCACCATGAATACGCGGCCATCGAACAGCTCAATACGCATGTCGCGCCTGCCAGGGCTACCCGCGCTGAATCGGGTGTAACCGATGTATGCGATGTCAATCGTCGTGGCCAAAGCGCCAATGGGCGCAGCGATAGTCACGTCGTCCATATGGCTAGGCACCCAAACGACCCGCTGCCGACCATGCATGCCGTAAATGAACGATCTAATCAGCGCGCGCGCCTCCCGGCCGAGATCGAGATGACGCTGATTGAGCACCTGCAGTGCTCGCCCGGCAGTGTCTGTAACCAGGGGCTGCGCGAAGCCACTGTCGAGCGTCGAGCGCAAGCGCTGAGCTGTATGCGTCAGGTTTTCAGTGTCATCGGGGCGCCGATCCCAAACAGGTATGCCCCGGTAAAGTGTGGTCGGCACCCACTCAGGCCAATCACAGACCTCAACGACCAGGAAGCGCACTTCCGCCTCGATCAAGCGATCAGTGAGTTTGCTAAGTGAGGGCTCCTCGATGAGCTGGGCGGCACGCACCGGGTACAGCCGTGACCCTGCCGGCCAGGCTTGTTGCGTTGAGCGATTCAACTGCAGGCCATTGCTGAGCACGGCGAGGATCTCGACCGTCTCGACAGTGAACGCATCTTCACCGCGCAACATCGCCAGACCGCCAGCGCTGAAGTCGAGCCATTGAGTACTGCACGGAATAAAGTCGGCGTCTGCAGGTACTTCGACCTGCAGCAGCTGGATATCAGGCCAGATCGGCAGAGCCCAAATGCGATCACTCCAGCCGAATAGCGCGAGATCGAGGAGCTGTCGCTCGCGGCCCTCGACATACATAGGGCCACTGAACTCGCGACGCGGCGCCTGACGTAGCTGCCGGCGCTGAGTTGCAGCAGACTCGCTCTGCAGGAGATCCGTGAGCGCCGCCAGTGTCTCGATGATGCCAACGCCCCAATCGGGCGCGAATGGCCAGCCTACGATGCGGTTGGCAGTCACACGGACGCTGACGACTTCTGTGCCAAAGTCCCATTCAAGCAATGTGTCGATGACGGGCTGGCCGCTGGGCGTTACCGAGGCCTCCCACATGCGCTCCTGCAGCCCGGAAAAGAGCAGCGGTGCCGCAGGCTGACCTTCCAGCACAATACCCTCGGTACCCACGCGGATCTCGGAAAGCGTTCGCGGCTCGAACCAAGCATTCCAAACGTATACGGGAAAGGTCTGCGTCGAGACCACATTACCGAGCGCCATCGCCCTGGGCGTGATATGGACGCGGCCATAATAATCATCGACATACGAGAGACGGCGATTGCCAACCAACTCGACACCGACCGATTCATGGGCTGGCCGCGCAACGCCCCCCACCAATGAGCGGCCAGCTAAGTTGGCAAAGGGCACCGGTGAAAACTGGTTGATCCACTCGAAGCGAGAGTGCTCGACAGTGATATTGGCATTGCTCAGCACGCCGCCAATCGTGCTGACGCAAACCCGGCCAGGCAGAACGGCCATTACAGCTCCTCGTACCTGACCGCCCAACCGAATGTGCCGGTATGGGCGACGTTAGTGCCGCCGTTGCGAGCTGCCGTGCTCTTGCGAAACCAGGGGAAAACCTTCCACTGATCGCTACCGAGCTGGATAACCTGCCCTGGCGTGTAGTTGTCGATGCGGGTGATCCGGACGTGCTCAAGATCAGCGGCTAGCGATACCTTCGATTCAGGCCGTGGGATGTAGCAACGAACAGGCAGCAGAACTGCCTCGCTGTTCCAGGTGTTGGGCAGGAGCGCGATCAACGGGGCAAGGGATCGAGCACCGACCTGCACACCGTTTAAGCTGCCCTGTAGGTTCCAACCAGATCCATCAAAGTCGTGATGGACATAGCAGTTGCGCGAAAGAGAGATACTGACCGTCGCACCAACGGTGCCCGCCCAGAACAGTCCCGGACAGCAGCGATCACCCGTGCCGGGGATGTTTCCGCCAGCGTCAGCCACCATATGAATGTTGCCGGTTGAGACACCAACGCTCGCACCGACAAACATCCCGGTACCCGGCATGCCACCAACCGACGACGCTCCGAACGCCGCCCACTGGTACATATCGGTGCCGTAGTTGATGACCAGGTAAACCTCGTCAGGGAAAGCAAAAATCTCGTACACAACAGGCCAGGCGATCGGAATACCAGCCAGCATGCCGATGCGAACAACGCTCGGCGCGGCGCCAGCTCCTGCTGATGTCATCCCGAGAAAGGTCAGGAAGTCGCTGGCGACCTGAATGCGTAGGAATGATGTGCCCTTGCTGAGCACCTCTGTACCACTGTTCCAAGCCCATCCTTGCCCCGTGGCCGCAGCAACCAGCGCTGTGCGCAGTGCTGCCAAATCATTTGCCGACCCGGTTACATAGCTCATGCGTCCATCTCCAGGGCGAAGTAGTCAGTGAAGCCAGTGCGCGCCACGTCCTGGAACACCACGAAATCGCGGCCACCCACCGAGAGCGTGTTTTCGGAGGCATTGTTGAACCCACTGATGAAGTAGACGCCATCGAGGGCCCCCCAGAGATTGCCGCTGTTGTCGTTAAGCTCGACAGCCAGCAACGAGTACTCACCGCCCGAATCCCGCAACTGCGTAGATCCAGCGAGAGCAGCGTTCTGATAGGGATGCGCATGAGGGTTGACCCAGCCATCATTGGTACGTATCGACAAACCAGGTGTATTACCGCGCCACGGCATCGAGTGGACGGTATCGCTGAAGCGCGTTGCAGCAGCCCCGTTGAGCATTCCGCCAACTGCTAGCGGGTATGGGTATTGCGACGGCCTTGCGTAGGGCAGGAACTTGCCCGCATAGGCACATTCGTAGACTGGGGTACCCACCCGCATAACCAGCGCAATACGCTGGGGGTTGAGGGTCAGCCAGTAATCGATCCTGTTGTTATGCGCTGGGATACCCGACCAACGCGCACCAGGCTGGCCGTTGAAGGTGTTGCCCGCCACGTATCCCGTGAAACCTGCCGACACCAGGTTGTAGTAATCCGCGTCTGCGTTCTGATATGTGCGAAAACCGATGAAGATTTCCTCCTCGCCCGAATACCCAACTCCCTTGAGGATCAGCTCGCGGTTGGCCGGTACCGTGTCATAGCGCAGCACCGTCCAGCCATTGGCAAAGGCGAAGTCGCGGATGGTCTCCAGCATGGCGTAGTGCGCCAGCATGCTCGTGTTATCGACGAAGCCGATTTGATGGGGCATCAGTTCATTTCCAGGATTGAGCGGAATTTGCCGGGCTCGCGCGACAGGGCAACGGCGATCGCCTCGCGTCCGGCCGGGCCGGACATCACGTCGGCAATCCGGGCCGGGTCATCGATCAGGTAGAAGTCCTGCTGGTTGCGCAGAGTGGTGCTGAGGTTCTTGGCTGGCTCGGCCATCCCTGGTGCGCCCATAGTGGGCGACGGCATTGCCGGCGCCGGCACGCCGGCCAGGCCACCGGTGCTGTGGTAGACCGGGCTGTTGACGGCCGAGCGTCCGTTGCGGTTGAGCGCGTGCAGGTAGCCGAGCATGCCGGGCTGGGTGACCACGGCGGCACGCACGACGAACTCATTGTGCGAGAGCCGGGCGCTGATCGAGTCCGAGGTGCCGGTACCTGGGCCCGTGATATGGCCACCGGTCGCGGCTGCGACTGTTGCTGCCCCAGCAACTGCCGATGTGGCGTTGGCAGCGGCCAGTTGTGTAGCCGCTGCCTGAATTGCTGCAGCACCAGTCAGGAGCGTTCCGCCGGCGGCCGAGAGCGCTCCTGCAGACGTGGTGACAGCAGCAGCGCCCGTGGTCAGCCCCGCAGCTTGCTGAGCGCCCCCGAAAAACGAGTCAGTGGCCATCTGAGAGAGTTGCTGCGCAGCAAGGTCGGCCAACGACGAACTGATGCTGGTAATGAAGGCCAGGGCGGCATCCTGCAGGCTCATCGTGCCATCAGCCAGACCGCGCAGCGCATTCTGAATGCCGGTCTCGAAACCGGACTTCAGGGCATTGGTGAACTGGTCGGCGACGACAGCCAGGTTGGCCAGGCGCACCTCCAGATCCTTCACACGCTCGATCGCAGCAGGATCCCCAGTCGCCGCAGCCAGCTCGCGCATCTTCGGCAACAGCGCCTCAACCTGGGCGGCAGTCGCCTTGTTCAGATCGAGGATCTGCTGGCGCGCGCCCAGCTCGCTGACCAAGCCTGCTTGCTGCTGGGTACTGATGGTCTGCTCACGGCGCGCCTGCTCAGCGAAGACACGCTCAAGTTGCTGGTTAAGCTGCTCCAGCTCGGCCTGGGCCTGCTCGATGTTGATCAGTTGGCCGACCAGATTGGCGCCGTCTGTGTTGCCCGCAGCCTCCAGCCGTTTGCGCAGCGCGCCGTACTTCTTCTCGATCTCTGCAGCCGCTGCGTCGACGTTCTGGCCGGTGGCCTTCATCACGTCGATCTGCAACTGGGCCAGCAGCTTGGCGTCCTGCTTGGCCTGGTCGTCAGCCTTCTTCTGCTTTTCGGCGGCATCGAGCACGGCCCAGGCAGCACGGGCACGGGACTCCAGGGCACCACTCAGGTTGCGTTGCTCCAGCTCGTACTCGCGGCGCGCGGCCTTACTCTGGCCGAAGGTGGCCGCCTCCTTCTCCAACTGCTTGACCCAGTCCTCTTGCTGTTTGGTCAGACGAGCAGCAGCCTTGTCATCACCAGTGGGAGTGAAGGTGCCCAGGTTGGTTGGGGCTGGAGCATCAGGTGCGGATCGAGGAGCAGGTGCCGGCGTATTCGCAAAAGTCTGCTGGAGCTGCTGCAGGCGGTGAAGTTCTTGCTGAGCGACCTGCATGGCCTGCTCATATCGATCAACTGTGTGCTGCTTATAACCCCCTTCAATAGCCTTGAAATAACTGTCTTGGGCATCGGCCAAATCGGCCGCAGCTCTTTCAATAGATTGCTGCACGCGTACGGGGTCATCACCAGATGGGCCGTTAAGGCGAGCAGCCGTTTCTTCAGCCAACCACTTGATGAAGTTGGTTCCACCGCCCAGGCCGCGAGCACTGAGTTCGATCAGCTTGCCCATGGCAGTGATCAGGGTGTTCAAGCCATTGGTGATGGTCGGGTCACGCAGTACCGCTTGCAGGTCACGGATTGCCTGGGTGTACGACTCGACGAATCCCGCCTCGCCAGCCTGCACCTTGAAGTCCGTCCAAGCGTTGTTCAGGCGGTTGATCTCGGCGTTCAGCCCGCTAGCAGCCTGCTGGGCGGATGGGCCGTAGGCCTCCTGCAGCGCAGCAGCGAAGCGTGGCAGGAACTGACTGGCCGGGATCATGCCCTTTTCCAGCCACTGGCTGAGCTGCTGGGTGTTGGTGTTCAGCGCCTTGGCTGCCAACGCAAACGCACCGGGCACGCGGGTACCGAGTTGCTGCACCAGCTCTTGAGTCTGCACCTTGCCCTTGCTGACCATCTGTTCCAGGGCGAGCATCACACCGTTGGTCTCTTCTCGGGTCATGTTCAGCGCCGTGGCGGCCGAACTGACACCCTCGAAAATACTGTGCAACGACGTGCGTAGCTCAGGCGTCTCTTTCGCAGCAGCGACCAGGCGGGCGTAGGCCTTGGATGTGTTCAGCAACTCCAGGCCGAGGCGCTCGGACACCTCGCGCACGTATTCCAATTCCTGGCGGGCCTGCGCGCTGGAGCCGGTCGCAGCCTGCAGCGTAGATTGAGCCTGCTGCCACTCAAGAGTGGTGTTGATGATCGCCCGGCTGGCCGAGGTGACGCCAAAGCCGGCAAAACCAGTGACCAGCAAACCCTGAACACGGCGGATCGTAGTCGTCAGGTTGTTCAACTGCAGGTTGGTGCGCTTCGCCTCCTCGCTGATGCCCTGCAGGGCATTGCGGCGGTTGCGGATGGCGTCCAGCGCACGGCCATAGGCCTCGACGTCGAGCCGGCCGGCCTTGAAGTGCATGCTCAACTCACGCTCCTGGGCGTCGAGCTGGCTCAGCTCACGCTCGGTGCGGTCGATGCTGCCGAGCAGCTTGCGCAGGGCGCCGTCCTGCTTATCAGCCTCGGCCGCAGCCTTGGCGGTTTCCTCAGCCGCACGCTGCTCAGCGAGCGCCATCCGCTCAACCGCTCGCTCGTTGGCATGGTAGGCATTCATTGAAGCGTTCTGCGCCGCGACGGTTTCCTGCCAGTTCGCATTCAGCTGACGCGAGGCCGCGCTCTGCTGCTGCATGCTGGCCGCGACCTCATCCTGGGCGCGCTTCTGGGCGATGCTGGCCGCCACCACGGCATCGAGCCGGGCAGACTGCTGAGCTGCAGTTTCGCCCAGGTGATTGAGCTGCTCGCTGGACTCCGACGCGGTGTTGCCTACCTGGCGAACAGACTCAGTCAAGCCATCGACAACTGCCTTGGCCTTACCTGCATCGGCTCCGGTACCGAGTTTGCTCAGATCACGGTTAGCCGCGTTGGCCGAGTCGCCAACACCCTCGACAGAAGCGCCGAGCGCCTCGACCTCGCGCCGACCTTGCTCCAAGTCGGTCTTGATGCGCAGCGCTAGTTCGAGGTCTTTATTGGCCATGACGGGGATCGCTTGATGGATTCCCCGCCATCCTCACGCGCGCGCGTGGCTCAGGGCTTATGAACCAGGGCAAAGAACACTTGGCTAGAACAGCCCGGCAGGCTCGGCCTGGATATCCCAGCTGAAGATCAGCACTTCCTTGGCCTGAGTGCCCTGACCACCGCCGACTGTGTAGGTGATGTCGGTACTCTCGATGTGGTACCGGCCGAACACGCGGCGGATGTCGGGGTGATCGTTCAGGCTGATGATCGCTTTGCCCTTGATCCTGCCGATCAGCTCGGCCATCTCCTCATACTGCTCGAAGCCGAACGGCACGCCGTACCCTTCCGTCTGCCAGTACGGCGGGTCGCAGTAGAACAGCGTGTGCTGCCGATCGTAGCGGCGAATGCACTCGGCCCAGCTCAGGTGCTCGATGTAGGTGTTGCTCAGCCGCAGGTGCGCCGCTGATAGTGCTTCCTCAATCCGCAGCAGGTTGAGCCCAGGTGGCTGGGTGGTAGCTGTACCGTAACTCTGACCATCGACCCGGCCACCGAAAGCGGACTGCTGCAGGTAGTAGAACCTGGCCGCGCGCTGGATATCGGTCAGGGTTTCCGGGCGCGTCTCCTGCAGCCACTTGAACACCTGGCGGCTGCTCAGCGCCCACTTGAACTGGCGCACGAACTCCTCCAGGTGGTGCTGCACGACTCGGTACAGATTCACCAGATCGCCATTGATGTCGTTGAGCACCTCAACGTCGGCTGGTACCGGCCGCAGGAAGAACAGTGCTGCGCCGCCCGCGAACGGTTCGACGTAGCAGCTGTGGCGAGGGAATAACGGGAAGATGCGATCGGCGAGCCGGCGCTTGCCGCCTATCCAGGGGATGATGGGTTGGGCTTGCATGAGGCCTCCTGACCAGCGCTCAGAGGCGATGGGGGGAGGCTCTCGGCCCTCAAATGATTGATGGCCCGGCAGCGCGGGCACTTGATCTGCAGCACATCGAATTGGCCGACTTTGGCCAGCAGGCGGTGACAACCGCCACAACGTAGGTCTTTCACTCTCGGCAACGCCTTTACCATTTGCTAGGCTCGCCCGGCTCACGCGTGAGCGGAGGGCCTTGGCTGGACTGGCAAGGTGTTGCCTGTTTGGCGCCTGCACCTGGTGTTGACGCACCAGGTGCAGGAGCCCTCTTTCATTTCAGCAGCGCCTTCAGGTGCTGCTCTGCATCTTTGCCCCCGGCGAACGCCAGGTTGGCATCTACCAGGTACTGCGCCCGCTGATGCTTCTGTCTCCGCAGCTCCGCCTCGTAGTGCAGCAGGATCTGGCGTTGGGTCATCCGGCCGATACGGTCGGCATCGCCATAGCCCGCAGTGATCAGGGTTGCGTAAACGTCGGCCCAGCGGCCGACGCTTTTGCCACTGCCTGATCGGCCATGATCTGGCTGCGAGCGCTGCGTATATAGAAAGGGCCATTGGCAGCCCACCACATCATCAGAAGCGCCTGGCCATCGTCCTGGCTCAACTGACCGAGCCACTCAACATCGACGTCGGCCGCGATGGCCATCGCATCCGTGACCGCGTCGATATGGCGCCCGATGAAGGTCTGGACGTCCCCGATCGCCAACGGCGCGTCGCTGGAGATCAGTGCCTTGATGTCATCCAGGAACGGCCTCAGCGTCGGCAGCAAGCGCTGCCCTTCGATGAAGCCGTACTCCCGGACAACCACCTCACGCCCGGCGATGGTCGCCGAGCGATTGGGGTGCAGGATCTCCAGATCGTTGGCGCCTGGCACTTCCTTGGGCTTTCTGGCGGCACGCCCAGCCATCAGGCAGCAGCCTGCACGATGCGGCCATAGCCACCCAAGGTCGGGTCGTTGGCATTGAGTGGGTCATACAGCACGGTGCCAGTGAGTGGCAGGTTGCCCCACTCCTCGTGGATCAGGCCGAAGTCGCCCACCGGGTTGAACTTGCAGCGGAACAGCTCGACCACCACTTTCTCCTGGTTATCGGTGTTGATGCCGTCCAGGATCAGCCAGCGATCAGGCGGGGTGGTGGTGAACATGGTCAGCGCCCGAGCGTCGGCGTTCTCATACGCGGCAGTGACGGCTGGAGTCTGCGGCGTGAGCAACTCGATCAGACCGGTAGAGGCGGACTCGACGCGGAAGTCGGTACCCTCGACCAGTGCAGTGCTCGGTGCCGCAGTCAGCTCGACGTCACTGACGAAGGGTTTGTTCAGGCGAATGATGTCGCCCGCAACAAGCGGAGAAGGCAGCGCCTCACCAGTAACGGTACCGGTGGCGATTGCCACATCAGCGGCATACAGCGCCAGGGCCAGGTTATAGAGCGTCCACTCATCCAGAGTGAGGTTGAGCGTTGCAGTCTTGCCGCGCTGCAGCAGACCGTACTGCAGGCGGTTACCGGAGAAGCTCTCGGTCTTCGGGGTGGTTTCAGTGGCCAGTTGCAGGGTGCAGACGGGCGCGTTGCCCAGCCAGGTGACCTTGAGCGGTTTGCCCTGGCCCGAACGCTCGGCCAGGTGGATTTTGCCTTGGAAGCTGAAAAGGGACATGACTTACTCCTTGGCCGGTGCAGTGGTAGCGGGCTTGGCCGGATCTGCCACCTTTTCGTGGCGGATCAGCCAGGCCTTTTCGCGTTCGGTGACCTCGATCTCATCACCGGCCTTGCACGGCTTGTCGCGGTGGGTGTGATCGGCGATCAGTTTGACCTTCTCGGTCGTGGGCTCTTCAGCCTTGGCCGCCGTGGCGACCTGGGTGGTTTTGCTCATGAGGCCCTCCCGAGGGCGTGTTGGGTTTCGTAGATGTCAGTCCACAGCAATGTGTCCGAGTTGTAGTCGATGACCTTGCCTTGCAGCAGTTGGCAGTCCCTTGCGCCAGGAAGTCCGGGCGGCACCCAGCCAATAAGTGCGTCCCGTATGGCTCCGAGCACTGGGCGCAAATCATCCGCAGCGCCTTTGCCCTTGCTGTCCGAGTAGTTACGTACCGCCACGGCAACGCCGAATAGCGCCTTTGTCATTTGCCGGCCTGTAGCTCCAGGAGCGCCAGTTCTGCGTGGCTCTGCTGTTTCCTGCACCAGCACCACATAGGCCGAGGGTGTGCGGAAGCTGCGCAGATCCTGAATGCCTTCTAGTTCGGCGGCGCCTGCCACTTCATCCAGCGAGGGCACCTGGTCGCGCAGTCGCTCAATCACCAGGTCGATATCGAACGGTTCGCTGGCCACGTCAGAAATCCTTCAGCGTGGCGCCGGTGAACACACGGGCAGGCGCGCTGAACTGGGGGGCGCCGCTGCTTGGCGGTGTCAACGGATCGTCGGTGCCGAGGCTGAACTTGCCTTCGGCCACCAGCTTCAACAGCGCCAGAGCGTCGCGGTAGTCACGCACGATCGGATCATCCTTCTCGCTGCTCAGACGCGACTGGTGCAGCTTGTAGCGGGTAATCGCCCTGGCCCAGCCCGTGACAACGCTGTAGGTGCGGGTCAGGGGCAGCGCATAGCCGCGACGAGCAAGAAATCCATTGATCAACCCACCAGCAGCCTCGACCTCGGCGACGATCGCGTCCTTGGTCAACTCGGCAACCTCAACCTCGCTGGCAGGCCAACTGCTGACGTCCTGGGCGCGCAGCAACGCATCCAGCAGCGCCGGGTCGACCTTGCGAAAACGCTCAGGGGTGGCAACCTGGGCCAGCTCCTTCGCGCCAGGCCGCTCGGCCAGCTCGGGCAGCGTGACGTACATGCTCAGCAGCCCTCCGGTTGGCCCACGGCGCGTACCAGAGCCATGACACCGGTCTGGATGTCGGTCTTGGCGATCGCAGCCCAACGAAATGGCTCGGCAGCCTGGAAGCGCTGCAGCTCAGCCAGGCACTGGGGGTAGTCCGTCGAGTTGATGCGTGTGGCGTTGCTCTTGGCCGCCTCATCGTTCCTGAGTACCTGCACCACCTCGGCCTGCAGTTGCAGGAGTTCAGCGCCTGCGGCCTTGACGCGGTTCATCAGGTCGACCTCGTACTCCGACAGGTCGCGGTAGCCCTTGATCTGCCTGTGCTGGTTGTCCATCACGTGTGCTCCAGGATCGCGCCCAGGAGCAGCAACGCGCGAGCCTGCTCGGGGCTTTCGAACTCGATGGGATCACCGAAGCCATACGACTCGCCGTCGTGATCGAGGCGCTCACGGTTGACCACGTAGCCTGGGCCGACCACGACCTGCTCGGCCTGGATCAGCGCGGCTAGCTGCTCGACGGGCAGCTCGTCGAAGCCGGCGATGTCCATGTCCGAGGCCAGCTGGCGCAGCTGCACTTCATTCATGTCCTTCAGCTCCAGGACTTCGCCGGCATGGGTGACCACGCCAGCCAGGTGAGCGAGCTGCTCACCCGGTTTGAGAGGGTGGGCTTCCTGCCCGGTGTCGCCAGCGCCTGCATCCCCGGCGCCTGCATCCCCGGCGCCGTTGCCGCCAGCCCCTGCCGCAAGTTCGGTGGAAGTGGTGTTTGCCTTGATCTTGGTCAGCACCAAAGCAGCCAGTTCATCGACTGGCCGCGAATCATGGCCAACGATATCGACGTCTGCCGCGAACGCGCGCAATTGCGGCTCGGTCATGGGCTTCAGCCCGGATTCACCACCGCCGAAGACGATCGGATCGCTGGCCGGTGCTTCCTGCGCCTTGATCAGCCGATCTGCCTCGGCCTGGGCTTCTTCCTTGCTGCCAATGAACTCACCGACGCGCTCGCCCGCAGCGTTCTTCACGCCATAGCGGCCGCCAGAAATGTGGTAGGCGACGAACGCCAGCACGGCTTGATCTTTCGACATGGTGTGCTCCGCAGGCGGCCAGCTCGGCCGCCTTGTCAGGTGGTCGGTCAGTTGGCGACGGCGTTCTCGAAGAAGTAGCCGAGGTCACGAGCAGTGATCAGTTCCTTGACCGACTCACCCACCCGCACCCGCTGTCCGCCGCGCAGGCCAATATCGCCGTCGTACTGCGAGCCGCCGATGCGATCGCCCCATTGGGCGGTAAGACCAAACGTGGTACCGCTGCGGGTATCAGCCAGGCGGTCACGGTAAATGAAGGAAGCATGCGGCCCCCACACACGCGCCAGATTGGCGGCCTGACCAGGGCGTGCAATGTTGAGTCGGGCTTCACCGATGTAGATGGCCTCCAGCTCCAGGAGGTCAGCCAGGAACTGCGTGGGCACCATGCCTTCATCGCCCAAGTTACCGTTATAGGACTTGACTACCTTCGGATGACGACGCAGCCATGTGAAGGTACGACGGCCCAGCACACCGATGTTCGGGCGCATCACCACACTGTCGAGTGCATCAGTGATAGTTGGGATCGGGTTGCTATCCGGGTCACTCCATTGGCTGGAACCACTGAGAGTGGTGCGATTGCCAGCGGCATAGCTGCCGTTGTTGAAAACAGCATTGGCGCAACGCAGCTCACGATCCAAGAGGATCAAGTTAGCGGTCTGCTCCGCAGCTTTGCCCAACGGATCATGATTGGCGGGCGCGTTCTCGATGTCAGCTTGTGGAACCGACGAATCGAGACCGTAATCTTCGGTGCTGGACGTTTCATCGGTTGCCGAAAACTCGACTTGGTTTGGCGCTGACTTACGCCCGACCTTGGTATCCGGCACGGTGAAGCCTTCACGCAGGTCGTACTTCCAGTACTTGAACTCCTGCTTTCCAACCGGCACACGCGGCAGGACGTCATCCGCGATCATGCGCCCATTGCGATAGGCGATGGCGATCGCCGTCAGCTCGGGAGTAATCGGAAACGGTGCATTGCTCATGTGGTGCTCCTTATGCGGACAGGGCCAGCAAAGCCGGCGCGATTTGGGCGGAACCGATATCGCCCAGCACACCGCTCACCTCGGCGAAACCGATGATGTAGGTGTTGGCTGCGATCGGCAGGGTGACGGCGATGGCTCGGCCGCTGGCGTCCGCAGTCAGCGGATTCCCACGGGCCACGGTGCCGCCGTACTCCACTGGCGCCAGGCCGGAGCGGATGGCATCGACAATGGCGCCGGAAGCGGTGTCGATATCGGTGCTGACGCCCAGCAGGCGCGCGGTGCCGGCAGCAGCTTGGATGGCCACGCCATCAGCAGTGCCATCGGTGAGGATGCGGCGCTTGGTAATCGCGCCACCGGCGCGGAACGCGCTCGTGAGTCCTGGAATGTTCATGGGTTAACGCACCCCTTTGGTGACATGGCTAACCGCCTGGCTGATGCTGATTTCGCGACCAGCCTGGCGTTGCTCGGTTTGATAGGCCGTTGCCTTGGCGGCAATGGCGTTGGCGTCGTCGACATCGAGGTCGCGCCCGGTGGAGCGGCTCTTCTCGGCGAAGTCCACCTGCGGCGGCAGGCTCTCGAAGAGGTCGCGCAGTACTTCCTCGCCACCCTTGCTCACCTGCTGGTCGCCCTCGGCGAACTCCAGCGGCGCCGATGGCAGGCTGAGGATCAGCTCGACCATCTCCTGTTTCTGGCGCGGCAGCAGCTTGCCCTGGGCCACCAGGCCCTCAGCGAACTCGGTCGCGGCGGTGCGTTTCTCTTCGGCTGCACGCTCGGCGATCTTCGCCTCGGCGCTAGCCACGTTCTGCTCGCGCTCTGCGAGCTTCTGTTCGCGTTCTTCAGGGGACATGCTCGGTTCCTGCTGGGTGGTTTTATCGAGCACGTCGGCATCTGCCGCCGACGTGGCCTTGCCACCTCCTGGGGAGGCGTTGTCGGGCTCGACCCCAGCGGCGGCAGATGCCGCTGCGGCTTCAGCGCCAGCTTCGGTGGGTTGTTCGGAGAATGCGGCGAAGGGGCCGGCGTCCTTCTTGTCGTCGGCGCGGCGGCGGGCGTCCTCTTCGATGCTCTGCAGCTGCCAGTTGGGGATCAGCTGATCGGCACGCTCGGCGCCCTCGCGCTCGACGAAGTAATCGCGCATGCGCCGTAGGATGTCGGTGAGCCCCGTCAGGGCGTAGGGCGGCTCGGCGAACTCCAGGGCCAGGCCACCATCGTCCTCGGCGAAGCTCAGCTCCGCATCCGGGATGCCCTTGATGGCGGGCGGCATGGCGCCGAGGAAGCCGATATGACGCAGGTAGTGTTTGCCCGGTACCGGGTTGCCCGGCGAGTCCGGCAGGTACACCGAGGCCGAGCGCTTCTTGTACATCTTGCGGTTGGCCGCTTCGGCGAACTCGGGCACCACCTGGTGCGGCTCGGCGAACAGCATGCCGTCGCGCATCTCCAGACTCTTCGCCCAGCCATAGGCGGGGCCATTGAGTTTCGGGTGACCAATGACGAGGGGCGCCTCGTGCAGGGCGGGATCGTAGGTCTCGACGATCTCCTGCAGGATGGCCTCGGTAAATTCCACCGGGCGGCCGTCGAGAGCGGTGTGACGACCGGCGGGTAGAATGGGCAGCGTTGCGGTTGGCTTGTTCATAACGCCGAGGATGGCGCGCGACCCTGGGCAGGTCTTATGAACCGGGGCAAAGCGTTTGGAGGGATGACCGAACGGCCTTTTCTACGAAAACACGGCAAGGGTGTCGCTGGCAATGCCTTGGTACGTGTTTATAAACGCCCAAAACGGCCGCCCAGGGGCGACGCTCGACGCGCAGGGTACAACGCCAGCACCAAAACGCCCCGCAGGGCCTCCTGGCGCGTTTCTGGCGGTTTTAGATTTTCACCCAGCGAACTGCCCGACATAGCGCAACACGCGCTGCAGGATCTGCTCGTCGTCTTCTGCGGATGTACCCAGCCATGGCCGTGCCGGCATGTTGATCGTGTACGGGCCGACCTTCACGTCCTGGGCGAAGTTGCTCTTGTCCCGGCGCACGAACTGGCGACCGATCGCACCATCCTTGCCCTGGCGGAAGTACACCGTCGAGGTGCTGGCCTGGCGCTCAATCTTGCCGCCGAAGTGGTGGATGGCCGCATAGGGCCTGTCACTGCCGAACAGCAGCTCATCACCGTTGACCTGGTAGCGCAGCAGGCCACGCAGGTTGCCGTCCAAGGTGAGGATCTTGTCCTTGTTCTTGCGCTTGCGCTTCTGGTAGCCGGGGCGCAATGCCTGCCAGGCCGTGCCATCTGGCGATACCTGGGCGCGGAACCGGCGCTGGTGGATGATCAGTAGCAGCTCGCCGATATCGCGCTGCAGCGGAGACGGGTCGGCCAGCGCGGCGCCCATGGCCTGCAGCTCGCGCAGCGTATCGCGGGCGACATACTCCAGCGTGATGCCGGCCATCAGAGCCGTCCGTCCAGCAGCTGCAGCGCACCCGTTGCCACATCGCTCGCCAGATCCACGGTGGCTACCGTAGCCGCACCCACAACGCTGGGCCCGGTGGTGGCCACCGCCACACGCACCACTTCACGCTGCGCGGTACCGCTGGTACCGGCCACGTACAGCAGCAACTGTCGCACGGGATCGAGCAGCACCGCTGCAGGGCGCGCCAGGATGCTCGGCAGTCGGGTCAAGGTGGCGCGGGTCACACCGGCCGCAGCGTCCTGCAGCAGGCTGCGGGCGAACTCGGTACCGGCACGTACCAGCGGGCTCTGCAGCTCGACCAGCGCCACCGTTGCCTCGGTCACGACCGGCGCCAGTGAGCCGATCACCATCTGCCGATCGACGACCGGGCCAGTGCTCCTGGTGGCGACATCGAGCAGCTTCGACCAGTCGTCACGCATGGCCGCCGTTACGGCTGGCCGTTCAAGCAACTGCTCGTTCATCCGCGCGGCCGGCTCGGCCGGGAGCTTGGTGGTCTTCTCCAGGGCGCCTTGCACCTGCTGCTCGAACGTACTGCGACCAGGCGCATAGCCCCAACCGGGGTCGATGCCGTCTGGTACCTGCACCACCTGACCCTTGAACACGATGCTGCGCATGTTGCTCTCGGGCGCCTCATCCGGGCCGCTCTTGCCCAGGTACCGCTGCAGCTCATCCAGGCTGTACGCGGTGACGAAGCAACAGCAGCCCCAGCCATTCGGCGGGTAATGCCATTGCCACCATGGGTTGTCGGCGTGAATGGCCATGCTGTCCCACAGTAGGTGCAGCTCGCGCGGCGTCTCCACCGCGTCGCTGTGGTTGTAGACCCAGAACGGTCGCTCAGCCTTCACCGCCTGCAGCTGGGCGTAGCGCCCGGCTGCGTAGCTTGTGCGCAGATTGGTCTCGTAGATCACCCGTGCGCGCCACTCACGCCCGCCATCCGGCTCCCAGCCGTAGTTGTCCAGGACGGCGAAGTAGTCCTCGCGGAAGTCCTGCAGGGTCGTGCCGTCGTCGATCGCACGGCTGATGATCGCGTGCAGATCCGCGACCAGGTCGACGCGATGTGCTCCGGCACTGACGAAGCCCTGGTCATTCGCGGCGCCCTGGACCCGCCAGTACTCCGCCACGGGCTGCTTGGCCCGCATGAAGTCGATCTGCTCGCGGAACGACAGGCTGCCGTAGCTGGCGGCGGTGGCCATCAGGCGTTACCTCGGGCCGCCAGCTCGTCCTGGACGTCGTTGCGTCCAGCCAGGTTTGCAGCCTCAAGGGCCAGGCCCATCGCTGCAGCGTACTCATCCATGCCCAGCTCAGGCGCAGCGGCCAGCAGCTTCTCGCGCAGATCCTCGACGCTGGTGGCGCTCTCGAAGATCTCCTGCAGGCGGGCACCCCAGCCACCAACAGCCGCTCGCAGATCCTGCGCCAGGCGTGGCGCCATGGCTGCAGCCGGGTCGCGCGGGGTCTTGCCCTCGGCGAACTCGGCCGCAGGCGGCTGGGCGCCGTTGGGCTGTGCCTGCTCCTGCAGCTCGATGCCGTAGGTCTCCTGCACGTAGCCCAGGGTTGGCTTGTAGCCAGTCATGCGCGAGACCTTCTCGTCGCGGCTGGCGCGTGCGTCCATATCCTCGGGCTCTTCGACTACGCGGTATACGCGCGGCGGCATCGCATCCGGGAAGTTCCAGGCGGTCAGCCAGCGGGCCGGGCCCATGTTGAAGCTCTCGCACACCAGGTCGGCATCGGCCTTGATCAGATCAAGGCGCACGTCGCCCTGCAGCTCATCGTTGCCCAGTCGCCCCGGCGTGCCCTGGCTGCTGGCAGTCTGGCCCAGCACCACCTTGGCGATAGCTGCATCCCAGGTGTCATGGTTGGCCTGGTAATCGGCGGAGCCGGAGCGCCCTGCAGACAGCAGCTCGATCAGCATGCCCTCTGGAACGATGATGCCCGAGTCGGCCTGGATGGCATGCACGGCCTGCAGCAGCTTGGTCTGCTCATCGGGCGTGGCGTTCTTGCCGTAGGTGCCCTTGGCCGTGGGCATGCCGAACTTCTCCAGGAAGATCATCCAGAACTTGATGCCATTGCGCTTGAAGAACACCGGCCAATACAACCAGTGCGCCAGGCCCAGGCCATACGGCTCGTCGTCGTTGTCGGCGCCAGTGCTGAAGTGCCAGAAGTACGGAGCCGGAGCCGGCTCGCCCAGCGTCATGTTGTTCGGCGTCAGCAGGCGCAGCGCGCCGTCCTGGTCGTAGCGGAAGCGGCGGCGATTGCGCACCTTGATCGCGTCCAGGGTGATGTAGCGGTCGTCTCGGCCATAAATCATCTCGGCCACGGCATAGCCGTAGTACACGCCGAACAGCATCTTCTTGGTCACATTGTCCCAGCCGACGTTGTGCAGCTGCTGCTCCAGGAACTCGGCGGCCAGCTTGTCGACCGGCCGATCACCGCCGGCATCGATCTTGAACTCCTTGCTCACCACGGCCAGTTGGCGTTGCTGCCAGACGCTCTTCACCTGCCAGTCGCTGAACACCTGCTCATAGACCTTGAGGTCATTGCCGCCACGTGCCTGCAGCACGCTGTCATTCGGCTGCTGCAGGCCACTCATGAACGGCTTGGTGATGTCTCGACCGTCACCCGTGGTGGCGATCTCCTGGTGAAGCTTGGGCTTTTGCATCAGAAGCCTCCGAAGTCATTGCCGCCGCGCACGGTGCCAAAGCCACGCGTGGTGCTCTGGCCGGCGGGGCTGCTGGTAAAGGTGTTGCCGGCCAGAGCGCGGGTGCCGGTTGATTGGTAGTCGATCGGGATGGCCACCAACTGCGAGGCGGCATGAATCGCCAGGCCGAGCGCCCAGAACTCGTCCGCGTGGCCGTCCGGTGTGCGCTCGGCGGTAAAGCGCACATTCCCTGCGGTCGTGACCTGCTTGGTAACCAGGCGCAGGTCTGCGCGGGTCTTAGGGTCGGACGGGATGCGGATCTTCCGGTCTTCCATGTGCCCCCGGATCGGGTAGGCCAGCGCCTCTTTCACGTGCGGAGTGAACACCACAGGCTCAACACGGTACTGACCGAACTCATCCTGGGCGTCATCCGCCCAGCCGATGCCCAGGCCAGTGGCGTCGATGCAGATCCGCTCGCAGCGACGGAACCAGGGCCACAGAATCGCTTCCTGGGCGGACTTGCGCATGTTCTGCAGGCGCTCGACGTGGCGGGTGTAGAGCACGTCGCCGAGCAGCTCGACTACCCACAGCACAGTGAGGTCTTTCTTGCGGCCGATATCGACGCCGCAGAACAGCCGGCCGCCCTCGATCTGCTGCCAGTTGGCATCGCCAGGGTACTCGGCCGAGGCGATCAGGTCGTACTCCAGGAAGGCCACATCGTCGTCGGCCGGGTTGCACATGTACTCCTGCTGGAACGACTCCTCATCCGCGCAGCCGGCGCGCACGAAGTCGAAGTAGGCGGCCTCGTCCATATCCTGACGCGGGTCGTCAGCGGCCAGCATCTGCTGGAGCTTGAACAGGAAGCCTTCATCCAGCGCGTTCTGGAGGGTTACGGTGTGAAGGCTGATGTTCTTCGGATTGCCGTTCTCCTTGATCTCTCGCACCAGCTGGTTGAAGAAGTTGTTGCTGCCGCGATGGGTCGACACCAGCTCCATGCTGCCGCCCCAGGTGATGCCGGGATAGGCGATCGCCCACAGCTGGCGGTTGTCCTTGTTCAGCGCGAACTCGTCCAGGATACGGCCACCACGCTTACCAGCCTGGGCGTCCGGGTTGCTCGACATGCTGTGAATACGGCGCCCGCTGGCGAATTCCAGCACGTAGGCCGAGACCTTCGACTTCTCGTCGACCACTACCTCGCCGAGATCCTTGGCGGCCAGGTTCATGATCTTCGCCCACATCTTGCAGTCTTCAATGAACAGCTTGGCCTGCAGGTCATCCCGGCTGCTCACCCACTGATCATAGCGAGCGCCCGCCGCCGCCGTACGCTCCACGGCGGCGTACGCCGTCGACCAAGAGATACCAATCTGACGGGACTTCTCCATCAACTTCAGGCGGCTGTTATCCGTGATCCAGCGGCTCTGAAACGGTATGAAGATCGCCTCCGGGTTGTCCGGGATGATTTTGGCGTTGCCCTTGTACGTCATGCCGTGATCCCCAGCGCTTCGCGGATGGCCTGCTTGGTTTCCTCGGTCACGCCGCCTTTGACCGGCATGGCAGCCAGGGCCGCTTTCTGCTCTTCGAGCAGCGCCTCACGGGCCTCGCGTGCGATTGCGGTGCGCTCCTCACGACTGGCCTTGCTTGCCTGCAGCACGTCCTTCGCCGCACGCGCCAGCTTGCGCACGTCGTCGATGGTGGTCTCGTCGTCGATCTGCGCGCCCAGGGCGGCGTGCGTGGTCAGCGTCTGGATCGACTGCACCATCAGCGCGCCGGCCTTGTCGTTCGGGTTCTCGCCCAGCTCCTCGACGAGCAGGCTGGCCATGGCCTGCTGCTCACGAAGCCGCTTGGCCATCTCGTCGAAGCTGACCTTGTAGCGCCCGATCGCCGAGCGACTGGGTTTGTCTGCAGACGGGAAACGCTCCTGCAGCTCGTCGATCAGTTCGTCCAGGGTGAGCCGGTTCTCGCGCAGCGCGCGCTCGATGTGCGAGCGCACATCCGGCTGCAGCTTGTCGATGCTCGACTTGCGGGGCATTGGTCAGCGCCCCGGCTTCGGCTTGCTGACACCCGGTACCGAGGCGCGGCCTTCAGCAACCTCACCGCCGCGTTCGGTCAGGGTTACGACCAGCACCGAGCCGATATCGTCGATCGTCAGCAGGCCCTGTTCGCCGAGCCAGGTCAGGTCACCCTTCACCTGGTCGCGTGACGGGTGGTGACCGTACCGCCCGAGCAGATTGGCCATGACAGAGGAGTTGGAGCTGTACTGCGGCAGCTCAGAGAGGATGCGCAGCATCACTAGGCGCTGATCCTCGCGGAGAAAGTCGGCGTATTGGTTGCTCATCACTGCACCTTGCTGTTCAGGAGGTAGTCATTCATTCGTTCAAGGCTCAAGCGCAAAGGGCCAAGCTCTCTGGCCACTCCCTGCATCTCTGCCTTCATGGCTTTCACGTCGCCAGCCAGCTCGGCGAACTGGCGAGCATCCGGCATGTGCTGCAGCTGCTGCTCCAGCACCAGGATGCGGTTGTCCTGGCTATTCAGCCGGGTAGCGAGCTGCTCGGCCTGTGCCTTGGAGCTGGCCCTGCGCGCCGTCAGCAGCGAAAACAGGCCCACCAAAACGGTGAACACGAACTGGCCGAGGCGCAGCAGGTAGTCAAAATCCATATCAGCGCTTCTCCTGCAGGTAATTCACCAGGTCGACCAGGCGGCCTGCGCACTCGCCGTACTGGTCATAGAGTTCCTTGAGCGCCACTGCTGCTGCGTCAGCGCTGTTGTCGTGCGGTTCAACGGGCGGCGGGCATTGCCGCGCGTACTCCGCTGGCAGCGGCCTCGGCGGCTCGACTGCGCGCGTTGTCGAGCTGCTGCATGACGCCAGCATCGAACACGCAGCCAGCACGCTCAGACGCAGTAGTAGCGAGCGCATGGTGGATCTCCTTGGTGGTCTGTGCGTCCGCCTGACGGCGGGCGCTGATGGTCTTGCCCAGCTCCTGGCTGGCGGTGTTTGCGTCGGCGATCAGGCCCTTGGTGCTGTCGATCACGCCCTCCAGGGCGTCGAGCTGCGCCTGCTGGCACTCCTTCGCTGCAGCGGCCTTGCCCTCGGCGTAGCCCAGGTCATAGGCCGTGCTCGATCCAAGCAGCCAGCTCACTGCCAGCGCGATGCCCAGGGCGACCATGGCAACGAGTGCGATCACGATTCGGTTGATCATCGCCGCCCCTTACGCTTCAGCTTGCGGCGGACGTTGCGCGACAACGCCTGCTGCTCCAGCGGCCACAAGGTTGGCCGCCGAGCGCGGGGCGCGGGCGAAGCGAACAGCTCGCTGGCAGTGAGCCAGTTCCGGGAACACGCTGCAGGCGATGCGGATACGGTGAGCACGGTCAGCAAACAGAGGATCGGTAGTTTCATGGCGGCTATACCTGTCGGCACACACGCCAGGCCCCCAGCCGGCAGCCGCATACATGGGCTCCCAGCGCAGCAGGATGGCGCGCGGGTAATGGCGGTTCTCACGGAAGTTGGCAGCCGAGCGGCCAGCATTGTGCCGCTCGACAGAATCGAACCAGGCCAGCGGATCGGCGCCCTTTGCCGATGCCAGTCTGCGATCACGATTCACCCACCCATTGCCGCCGTTGTAGCCCGACAGCACGAAGGCCCAGCGGTCACACTCGCTGATGGCCTGGTTCCGTTCGTAGAGCCAGCGGTCGAACGCCACCATCGCCCGCAGCGCCCAGCCAGGGTTGTACGGCTGCGCCTGGCCCAGGCTGCGGGGGTAGATCTCGGCCATCCAGGCGGCGGTGGCCGGCATGAACTGCGCCAGGCCCTCTGCGCCGACGCCAGAGCGAGCATTCACCCGCCAGGCGCTCTCCTGGTGAACTTGGGCGGCGAACGTAGCGATCGGCGCCCCAAGGCCCCACTCAGCGTGGGCAGCACGCACCAGGGTGCGACGGTGCTGCTCAGCTGCTGCAGGCAGAGCGCCGGCCGCTGCTGCAGGCCGCGAGAACCAGCAGATGAGCACGACCGCGAGAATGATCGCCAAGAAGGGATAGGCCTTGGCCAGGCCGCCAATGTCGCGCCCGAACGAGCGCCAGAGCCTCACGATCAGAGCCCCAGCGTCAGGCCAAGGATGCACGCAAGCACGATCAACGCCCGGCGCACCCACAGCAGGCCGTGGTCAATGAAATTGTCGTGCTCCTGGGGGCAGGACTCGCCGAAGAACACGGCGTAGTCGATCCAGTAACCCAGCACACCACCGATGGTGACCAGGCTGATCTTGTACAGCACGACCTGCAGCTGCTCAGGGCGCACGAACCAGATGGCGACGAGCAGAATCAGGGAGATAACAGCCAACACCGTCATGCGCGGCGCGTGGCGTTTGAGAGCTGCGAGAGACATGTTCAACGCTCCGAGGTGGGCCATCCGTGGCCGTTGCTGTGCTCATGCCGGTAGTCCAACCGGGAGAGAGGTCACAGCATCACCTCGCGCGCGCGCGGAGTATTTTGAACGGGGGCAAAGCAACAAGGGCGCCATTGCGGCGCCCTTTAGTCACTCGGCGTCTGGAACTCCGACACCAAAGCTACCTTGCCCATCCTGACAAGGATAACCAACAACTCCAGCGGTCAGGCCTGGAGTACCTATCGGGAAGTGCTGGGTCTGACCAGCCTTAGGCCCCGCGCTGTAGAAGCATGTCGTAGTAAACTCTTTAACGATTCGGTTGTTCACCGTTGCAACCTCCGTTGACGGGGCTGGAGTTTCGTCAGCGACATCCTGAGTGAAGCTCCTATCCGGTGGGAAGATCTTGTCCCAGTTTGCAAAAAGACTAGTGGCTACAACTCCTACAAGACCAATAACGGCGATTGTTATTTGAGTTTTCGAGCTGTCACTCATTGCTGTCACCTATCAGAGAAACCTTCCGATAATGAACACAACAAACCCCACCGTGATGGCTGCAGCGCCATACGTCGAGGTAGGAGGATCAGAAGCGATGGCGGTAAGCATCCCGCCAACGATCAACAGAAAACCGACTCCCTCCCAAGCTCCGCCACGCCTGCCAGCCCTCACTGGCTTGACCGATATCGGTGCGCCGCAACCTGGGCAAGCAGCCGCCTTGCTCGACACCTCACGCTGACACTCACTGCACTGAATCAAAGCCATGACGTCCTCACTGTCCCTCAATCAACCGATACCTGCGCTGATACTCCTCATAGCTCAGCCCAGGAGTCTCCTGCAGCTCACGCACCTGCTGCTCACGACTGAGCTGCAAAGGCTGCGAAGTTACTACCGACTCTGCGACAACGGGTGCAAGCGGCACCGTTGAGCCTGGCTGCAGCTCCGCCGTGATCGCCCTGGGCAGTGCCCACATCGCCCCACTGGCAGGATCGACGATCAGCAGGCCGATCGGGCCACCGATCAGGATGTTGCCCCAATAGGTGCCGCGCATACCTGCTGCCAGCGGCACCTCCAGATCGGAATAACCAGGCTTGCGGAACAACACGGTGTAGGCGCCGCGCTTGAAGTAGCCAGCCGATGATTTGAGTTTGACCAGGTTGGGCGTCACGCCTGATGCAACCACGGCGCCGTCAGCACCACGCCTCACCTCAAACTCAGCGCCCTGCGGCGTACTGGCGATGTTTACATGGTTGTACCGCTCGCCAACGATGGTCGAGCAACCAGATGTGGCTGCGAGCGCAGCAACAATGAACAGTAATACCCTGGCGTTCATTCCCTTAACCCCATATCCATTGACCCTAGCGGCGGCGGGCTTGAATGCACGCTTTGGCAACTTCCCAGATAATTGGCACGAAAAACCACAGCATTCCCGCAGTCACGCCAACGATCATGACCGACAGCACGATTGATTCGCTGAATCCCTCAAGGCCTGGCTGAAGACCTCTTGAAATACGCCAGTCGTGCAACCAGCTAAAAACGAACAATACGCAGATCCCCAGCAGCAGCATCGCTCCATGTGCGAACTGCTCCCTCTCTTGCTGGGTGCAGTGGTTGCAAATGTTCTTATCGCGGTCGATAACTCGCTGCTCGCATTTCGGGCAAGGCTTGATCTGATTCTCGTAATAGTCCCGCCCGGCGACTCGGTTGTTGCTCCCCTCAACCTGGATATCCACGGTGCTACTCCTTCGTTTCGTTGTAATCCCTTCCAGCGACCCTATGGCCGCTTCCTGAAACCTTGATTCCCTCTTCAGATTGAGGCTTGGCCTTTAGCTTCTTGCCGCCCGTGAGCAAGTCAGCCAGCAGAGCCTTGCGTGCGCTAGTCGTCAGGCCGCGATAGGCCTCCAGCAGCAGTTGCTCGTCCGGTTTCAAAGCCTCACGCATCGCATAGGCCGTCACCTCGGCAATGCCAACTGGATCCCGTTGGTACTCCTGCTGATAACGCATCCGGGCTGTTTCGCCCTTCAGCACGTACTCAACGTCGATGGGCAGATCCGGGCGGCGTTGTGCCAACGCCCGCAGCTTCTCCTCGGGGAAGGAGTCGCGCTTCTTCCTGTCCGAGAACGCCGCCTTGCTCATTTCCAGCAGTGCAGCCACGTCCTGATCGCCCGTCACCCCGAGCATGGACTTGAGCCGCATCAGCTGCTGATCGAATTGCTTCATTCTCACCTTGACTCAGTCAAGATATCTTGACTATATTCAGATCACTTCAAAAAACTTCAAACATCCGCCGAGGAGCCACCGCCATGGCAACCCAGCAAAAACCCAAGACCGTCGACCAGGTAAAGGCCGAGTTCAAGGCCAACGGTATGACCGTCACTCAATGGGCGAAAGACAACGGCTTCGAGCCCACCTCCGTTTCCCAAGTGCTCAACGGCTTCGCCAAGGGCAACTACGGCAAGGCCCATGACATCGCCGTCGCACTTGGCATCAAGGCTCGCGCAGCAGCAGCTTGAGCCTATTTCCCAAGCCCCCAACCACAACAGCAGCGAGGGACATCATGTCCATCAATCGTTTTCAGGCTTATGGCCAGCGCCTGGCTGCTTGGGCTCGCCAGCAGGGCTTGATACCGGCATCAGCTGAAAGCCTGTGCGCCGCAGCAGAACCTCAGGCTGATCAACCAGCATCCCAAGCATTCGCTGAAACAGCACGTCCTGCAGAGAGTCCGGCTCTATCTGCTGGTTGTGCCAGTCCGCAAGTAGACGGGCGTACTCCGCTGTATCCAACTGCCCCGTCTTGCCTAGTGCTAGCACCAACACCTGGAGCAGTTGCATCACTCCCTCGATGCCTTCTAGCGCCCAGTCCCGATCCGTTTCCCGTTCTTCCATCTGTCCTCCTGCCTTGAGGGTCACTGCCATGACCGATCAACCGCAAGTTGCGCTCGAAGAGATCGAGCTGATCCCACACCCCATGGACGCTTGGCGTGCCGCGCTTAACGCGCTGATCGCCTGCGCACCTGGTGATGGCCCGGCCATCGCCGCACACCTGGCCGAAGCCCGCCAGCTGGCCCTGGTGTTCGTCGATCGCACCCCGGCCAGCGCCGGTACTGCAAAGCTGATCGATCGTCTGATGCTGCTAGGCGCCGGCCAACTCGTAGGGCAGCAGCTGAAGGCCAAGGCCTACCAGGATCTGCGCAACGAGCTGGGCTTCAGTCATCACGCCCCGTTGCTTGGTATCGACTTTGCCGCTCACGGTTCTCGCGGGCGGCTGTCAGCTGCTCAACCAGCTCTCGCATCGTCTGCTGGGCATGTGGCTCATACGGAGCACCTTGCCAGTCAGCAGACAGCATCGAGCGCTCCAGCGGAGCCGGATCAACGCCCTGCAGCTCCAGCTGAGCCGCAAGGTAAAGCCAGCTCCGCGCAAGCGCCTGAATCTGCCCCTCAACCTGAAGTAACCGAACCTCGTCCATCGGGTGACTCCCCATGCCTGTGAATGTACCCCAACAGGCTCGCCCATTGGCAACGGTTTTGCCCATGAGCAAAAAGCCTATTTGTTTGGCAGGCCTCTCTGGCCAGACCCGGAGGGCCTTCCAATGAAGCGTCGCTCTTGGAAGAACGCACAGCCCAGCAGCATCCGCCAGGCCATGGAGTGGTCGCTGGAGTTCGCCAATGAGCGCCACAACCTCGGCGTCGAACGCATTGCCGAGCGTATGGGCCAGGCCAATCACTGGGCTCTGTACAAGTGGATCAGCGAAGGCCGCATGCCTGCGGTACTGATCCCGGCCTTCGAGCATGCCTGCGGCATCGCCCTGGTCAGTCGCTGGCTGGCTTCCACCAGCGGCAAGCTGCTGATCGACATCCCGTCCGGCCGCACCTGCAGCGCCCAAGAGGTGAACGAGCTGCAGGCCGTGCTCAACACCACCATCGGTTCTGTGATCGCCTTCTACCAGGGCCAGGCCGAGGCCGCCGACACCCTTGCCGCGCTGCAGAGCGGGCTCACCAGCCTGGCCTGGCACCGCGCCAACGTGCAGCAGCACGCCAACCCACAACTGGATCTAGGAGAGCAGGCATGAGCCCGGAAAGCCTCGCCCTAATCATGGACATGCACGAAGCCCTGGAGCCTTTCGACAACTTTCGTGAGTGGAACGCCGCCAGCCAACGGGCATTCGCACGCCACTGCCAGAAGCTGGGCAAGCCCTTTGCCCAGCTCACCATCGAGGATCTGCAGAACGCAGCCCAGGCCGCCAACGAAGCGGCCTCCGACTACTTCGCACTACTTAGGACTCCAGCATGACCACCCCACGCACCTCCGACAGCGGCGCGCGGATCCTCCGCGTGCTCAAGGCCCTCAAGGGCTACAGCCTCACCGGCATCAGCAACGGCGAGCTGGCCAAGGGGCTGAACGAGAGCCCGGCCAACATCAACCGCGCCGTCAACACCCTGATCGCCGAAGGCCTGGCCGTGAAGCTCGACAACGGCCGCTTCGCCCCGAGCGTCCAGTTGCTGCAGATCGCCCAGGCCCACGCCAACGAGATGGGCGCAGCGCAGCACCGCATCAACGAAATCACCCAACGCGTACTGGCCGGCGCCAGCCGCTAACAACAAGGAGCATCACATGGACTTCAACGTACTGGCCGTCGCTCTGCTAAGGGGCGAACCAAAGCGCAGCCAACCCTTCCTTGAGGGCTTGGCCGCTGTACTGCGCAACCGCATCGACCAGACCCTGGTAACCAGCCCCTACGCCCAAGGCAGCGTCGAGGACGATGCCTTCTACGCCGGCCGCCTGCGTGCTCATAACGAGTTCCGCAATGCCCTGATCGAAGCCGACGGCAACCGCTACCAAGCCATCCTGCGTTTGCAGCAAATCGCCTCCACAGCTGAACAGGAGGCCGCGTAATGCCTCGTAAAGCCGCCCCCAGCGCCGAGCTGGTACAGGACGCCCCGGTCAACGAGCAGTCTGTCAACGTCATCCAGAACCTTGGTGCGATTGCGCAGGACATGGCTGAAGAGCGTGATCTAGTCAACCAGTTGCTTGGCCAGGTTCAGATGGCCGATGCCTTCTCAAAATTTTCGCTGACGGTCAGCACTTCCAAACTGGCCTACGTCAAGGAACACAAGCTGTACCGGGCATTGCAAGGCAAGAAAACTGCTGACGGTCAGCATTTTTCGGGAACTTGGGATGACTTCTGCCGCCTTCTGGGACGATCCCGCCAGCAGGTCGACGAAGACATTGCCAACCTTCATGCGCTTGGAGAAGAAGCCCTTGAGTCCATGTCACGCATGGGGATCGGCTACCGAGATCTGCGCCAATGGCGCCGCCTGCCCGACGATGCCCGCTCCGCCCTGATCGAAGCCGCCAAGTTGGAGAACAAGGAGGCGGTGATCTTCCTGGCCGAAGAGCTGATCCACACCCACACCAAGGAAAAGGACGAGCTGCAGAAGAAGCTCACCGACACCCAGGCCGACTACGACGCCCTGGGCGAGGTGCTCAGCAAGAAGAACGCCGAGCTGGATCGCACCAAGCAGGATCTGGAAAAGGCCAAGCGCCGCATCGAGACCATGTCGGCCGACGACGCCGCCAAGGAGCTGCGCCAGGAAGTGGCGGGCATCGCCTTCGAGGCCGAGGCCGACATCAGCGGCAAGCTGCGCGAAGCCTTCAACACCATGGCTGCACACAGCGAAGAAACCGGCACAGACCATCGCAAGTGGCAAGCCGGCCTGATCAGCCACCTGGAAAGCCTGCTGGCAGGCATCCGCGCCGACTTCCAACTGCCTGATGCAGACGAGCCCGGTGAGGACTTCGGCTGGATTCAGCGCGCGCAGCAGGAAGCCTAAGCATGAGCGCCGTCATCACCCAACGCCTGGTTGACCTGTCCCGCGCCCTGGAGCGCGCGGGCCATGGCCAACGCACGGCGCTGTGCCAGGCAGCGGCGCTCGAACTCGGCCTGAGCCAGGCCACCATCTACCGCAAACTGGAGGAGGTCAAAGTGGCCGCCACCCCACGTAAGCGCCGCACAGACGCTGGCCGCAGCGCGCTAAGCCGCGACGAAGCGCTGCTGATCAGCACCACCCTGATCGAGTCAGCTCGGCGCAACGAAAAGCGCCTGTACTCGGTCGGCGACGCCGTCGACGCGCTGCGCATCAGCGGCATGATCCGCGCCGAGTTCATCGACGAGAAAAGCGGCGAGATCCGCCTGCTGTCGATCAGCGCCATCAACCGGGCGCTGCGCAGCTACAAGCTGCACCCTGATCAGTTGCTGGCACCGGCGCCTGTTACCGAGCTGCAGAGCCTGCATCCCAACCACGTCTGGCAGATCGACGCCTCGCTGTGCGTCCTGTACTACCTCAAGCCCAGCGCCAAGGCCGAGGAGAACGGCCTGCGCGTGATGGACGCAGCTGAGTTCTACAAAAACAAGCCCAAGAATCTGGCTCGCATCTCTGCCGACCGCGTCTGGTCGTATGAGATCACCGACCACGCCAGCGGCTGGATCTACCTGCAGTACGTCATGGGCGCCGAGTCCGGCGAGAACCTGTGCAGCGTGCTGATCGACGCCATGCAGGAACGCGGCGCCGCCGACATCCTGCACGGTCGCCCCAGCATCCTGATGATGGATCCCGGCTCGGCCAACACCTCGGCCATGGCCAGGAACCTGTGCCGCTCACTGGGTATCGAGACCATCGTTCACGCACCAGGCGCCGCCCGCGTAACCGGCCAGGTGGAGAACGCCCGGAACATCATCGAGCGCAAGTTTGAGGCCGGCCTGAAGTTCCAGCCGGTCAACGACCTGGACGAACTCAACCGCCTGGCCGGCATCTGGCGCGGCTACTACAACGCTAAGGCCGTGCATTCGCGGCACAAGAAAACGCGCTCTGCGGTGTGGATGACCATCCGCGAACACCAACTGATCAAGGTGCCAGGCGTGGACGAATGCCGCCGCCTGGCCGTGTCCGAGCCTGAGCAGCGCAAGGTCAACAGCAAGGTGCGCGTCAGCTTCCAGGGCCGCGAATACGACGTCTCGATGGTGCCGGGCGTGATGGTCAACGACCGACTGCTGGTCACTCGCAACCCCTGGCGCGACGACGCCGCCCAGGTGGTGGCCACCGACGCCGAAGGACGCGAGGTGTTCTACGTAGTGCCCGTCATCGAGCGTAACGAGCTGGGCTTTGACGTGGCTGCCGCGACAATCGGCGAGAAATTCATCCGCAAGGCCGATACCCCGGCCCAGGTGGCACGCAAGGAAGCCGAGAAGCTCGCCATGGGCGCCGATACCCAGGAAGGCGTGGACGCAGCCCGCAAGGCCAAGGCCATCCCGTTCGGCGGCCAGCTGCAGCCCTTCAAGGAAATGACCGAGACCGAGCTGCCGACCTTCATGCCGCGCCGTGGCACCCAGCATGACCTGGTCGTGCCGACCATCGAAATGCCGCCGCTCAGCGTGTTTGCAATCGCCAAGCGCCTGCAGGCCGAGATCACCGGCTGGAACGCCGACCACTACGCCTGGCTCAGCCAGCACTACCCCAACGGGGTGAAGGAAGACGATATCCACGCCGTGGCCGACCAACTGCGCGCTGCCTTCACCCGCCGCCCAACCCTGTCCGTCGTAGGAGGTGCGTGATGCTCAAGCTCAAAGCACTGCTGCGCTACCACAACCTGGGCCAGGCCGATCTGGCCCGAGCCCTCGGCCTTAGCCGCCCGACCATTTCCCAGCTGATCAACCACAGCATGTGGCCCAAGACCATCGACCAGGCCGACCTGCGTAGCCGCATCGTCGCCTGGCTGGAGAGCTTCAACGTCACCGGCATGCAGCTGGTGGGCATTTTCGAAGAGGAGGAGAACCAGGAGCAGAACACCAAGGTGGCCGCTGGGCGCTGCAACGCCCAACGGCCTGAGCACCGCAATCCCAAAAAGCCAATCGAGGAGCCCGACACAATGCTACTACGCAAAATCTCCCTGACACAGCAGGCGCGACAGACCTTCGGCCTGGTCGGAGACCCGTTCTCCGAGAGCCTGCCGCGCACCAGCGCCGAGCTGTTCGTCTCGCCAGACATTCGCTACGTCCGTGAAAGCCTCTACCAGGTCACGCGCTACGGTGTGTTTCTGGCCATTCTCGGCGAGTCCGGCTCGGGCAAATCCACCATCCGCAAGGATCTGCACGCCCGCCTGAAGGCCGAAGACAAGCCGGTGATCATCATCGAGCCCTATGTCGTAGGCATGGAAGACGACGACTTCAAGGGCAAGACCCTCAAGGCCATGCACATCTGCGAAGCCATCCTGGCCACCCTCAACCCTGGCGGCAAGGTGCCGCGCGGTCTCGATGGCCGCTACCGCGCCGTCCACAACGCGCTGAAAGAGTCCCACCGAACCGGCAACCGCCACGTCCTGGTGATCGAGGAGGCGCACGCCATCCCGGTACCGACGCTCAAGCACCTCAAGCGCTTCTTCGAACTGGAGGACGGCTTCGAGAAGCTGCTCAGCATCGTCCTGATCGGCCAGACCGAACTGGGCAACAAGCTCAGCGAGAAACGCGCCGACGTGCGCGAAGTGGTGCAGCGCTGTGAGGTTGTGCGCCTCAACCCGCTCGACCAGTACCTGGGCCCGTACCTGACACACCGCTTCAAGCTGGTCGACAAGGTGCTGGACGAAGTGATGGACGAGCAGGCCATCGAAGCGCTGCGCGGCAAGCTCACCGGTACCGGCTCCAAAGAAAACAGCTCGGTGCTGTACCCACTGGCCGTGCACAACATGCTGGCCGCCGCCCTCAACCAGGCTGCCGCCGTCGGCGCCCCCCGCCTGACGGCGGACATCATTGCGGAGGTGTGAGTCATGGCCATCACCATCGAACAAATCATGGATCAGGCCCAGGTTTATGCCTCGGCCTGGAGCCTGGTCGGCGGGCAGTTCGATCAGGGCAACCTGCTGGAGCAGGCCAACCTGGAGAAGCAGGTACTGCTGGAAATGGTCATTGCCTTCGAAGACCAAGCCCACACCGCTGGGGCCCAAGAAGCGCAGATCGACCTGGCCAAGCCGCTGATCGAGTGGCACCAGAACCGCCTTGGCAACCTCGGCCAGTTGCAGAAGGCGGTAGAGGGCACTCAGATCTGCCTCGGCGTTGACGATGCCAATCCAATCGTCCTTCAGGGCGCAATGCTCAAAGGCTGGCGCTTCGCTCTTGCCCTCGCCGAGCAGCAGTTCGGGAAGTTCCCACTTCAACTGGCGCAGAACGCGCCGGCCAGCGACGAGGAGGAATGACCATGCGAGCTCCCAACGTCATCCCGCTCAGCGCCAAGATCGCCACAGAGATCTCCATCCAGCACGCGCTGCCCATGTGCACCGTGCTGACCCCTGACCTGGCCGACAAGCTCCGCGCCCTCAACGACATGACTCGCCGCCTTCGCGCGGCGGGCGTGCGCATCGAGGCCGCATCGCCGCTCGACGCCAAGATCTTCATCAACGCCAAAGACTCCGACCAGCTCGCCGCATCGTTCCGCAGCGAGTGGCGCAGCCCGGTCTGGAGCACCAAGGGCGTCCACACCATCAACTGCGTCCGCCTCGGCGGCTGCCAAGTCTGCTGGCTCACGCCGGCAAAGGGGATTCAGCCATGAGCACTAAAAACATTGTCCCCGAAGGCTTCCGCCTCGACGCCCAGGGCCGTCACGTGCCCGAGTCCATGATCAAACCGCTCGACCTGATGCGCGACGAACTGGTGATGGCCATCGTCGGCAAGACCCAGGAACTCAACCTGGCGCTGGTCGACTTCAAGGCCAAGGTGTTCGGTGATGTAGATGCCCTGGTAGCACTCGCCGCTGATGAATACGGCGCAAAGCTGGGCGGCGCCAAGGGCAACGTCACGCTGTTCAGCTACGACGGTCGTTTCAAGGTGGTACGGGCCAAGGCGGACAACATCCGCTTCGACGAACGCCTGCAGGGCGCCAAGGCGCTGATTGACGAGTGCCTGCAGGAGTGGGTGAAGGGCTCGCGCCCCGAGATCATCACCCTGATCAACGACGCCTTCAAAGTCGACCAGGCCGGCAACATCCGCACCGGCAGCGTTCTCGCACTGCGCCGCCTGGAAATCACGGACGAGCGCTGGATCCGCGCCATGCAGGCCATCAGCGACGCCGTAACCGTGGTCACCACCAGCTCCTACGTCCGTGTGTACGAGCGCGTCGGTGATACCGACCAGTACCAGCCCATCAGCCTCGACATTGCGAAGGTGTGACCATGGTTGCCTTCAACTTCATGGCCCGGTTCGCGCCCTCAGTAGAGGACGGCACCAAGCGCCAAACCATCCGCGCCGCTGGCAAGCGCCGCCCGCCACGTCGTGGCGAGCAACTGCAGCTGTACACCGGCATGCGCACACGCAACTGCCGACTACTTCGCTCGGTTCAATGCCTAGCGGTCAACGAGATTGCCATGGATCTGAGCGAGCGCCGAGTTCGCGTCAGGGTCGGTGACATCATTTGTACGCTGAACAGTCAGGATGTCCGTCGCCTGGCCCTAGCCGATGGCTTCGCCACTGTCGCCGACTTCTTCGAGTACTTCACCGCAACTCACGGCCAGTACTTCGCTGGCCATCTCATTAAGTGGGAGGTTTGAGATGCCAAGTCCTATGACCATCATTGCTCACATCAGCAAGGCCATCGACGCAGCAGAGAAGCTCAGCCGTGACGAGTTCCAGGCAGAGCACGTTCAGTTGGATAACGGGCGCGAGCTGCTCCTGGTCGCGATCACTGGCGAGAACTTGGATGGCATCGCCATGGTGATGGAAGGGCTCCATATGGGGCGCCTGGAAGCCGAGCGCGTCAAGCTGGAACCCAATGAGTACCCTCACGGCTCCACCTTGAAGCTTCACTATCGAGCTGCACCCGATTGCATCGGTTGGGCTCACAAAGGGCCAGACGGCAGCCTGCTGTCTGCCTATGGCAAGCATCCGCTTGATCCCGATATGTGGATCGTCGTAGCTGAAAAGGGGGTGTCAGATGCAAACCCTTGAATGCACCGTGAAGTACTACATGGGCGCCTACCAGACCAACACCGTGCGCAGCCAGCGTGCCAGCTGCAGCCACTCCGAGGACGAGGCCGTGCGCCACCTGGGCGTCAAGCTGTTCGGCGAGCAGCTCGACCATGTCGAACGTATCGACCTGAAGCCCGGCGACCAGCCGGGCATGAGCCGCTGGCAGATCGTCGGCCGGGAGGTGCTCTGATGGGCCATACAATTTTCCAAGACGCACCCTCCAAGGACATGACCAAGGCTCAGGAGCGCCAGGAACAGCTGGACGCGCAGATCGAGGCGTTCCTTGCCAAGGGCGGCGAGATCAAAGCCTACGACAACCATTGCCGCCCAGTTGAGCCAGGCAAATGGAGCGACTTCTCAATCAAACCGCGCCCCTTGGCGCCGGTGGCAGCACCCAAGCCCCAGCCATCATCCGAACCTGAGCAGCTCGGCGAAGTGGTAGAGGCTTCGGTACCGGCGTCGGAAGTACTCCAGGAAACCCAGGAAACGGCAGCGGCGGCCGTGGCCGAGGTCGTCATCGCAACGATTCCTGTGCCGTCCTCGATGTCGACCAGCACCGACGATGCCTGGAAGCGCCTGCGCAAGGACATTGCAGCCGCTAGGCGGCGGCTGGATTCGCTAGGTAAGAAGGTGGCCCGCGCATGAGCATCTCGAAAGGCGTACTCAGCAAGATCCACATCGCCAAGCAGCAGCTGCGCATGGATGACGAAAGCTACCGCGCGCTGCTGCGCCGTGTGGCCGGCGTCGAGTCCTCCAAAGACCTCAACTCGCGCCAGGCCGGGCGGCTGATGGTCGAGCTGGAGCGCCTGGGCTTCAAGCCGAAGCCCAGCAGCAAGGCCAAGGGCAAACCGCACAACTTCGGCCAGCTATCCGGCGAGATCGAGGTGATCGAGGCCCAACTCACTGACATGGGCCTGCCCTGGAGCTATGCCGATGCGATCGCCAAGCGGCAGTTCGGCGTGGAGAAGGTCGCGTGGCTGAAAACGCCCAAGCAGCTCACGTCGGTGCTGGCGGCGTTGCACGTCGAGCAGGAGAAGCGCGGCCTGCTGGAGCAGGTGGAAGCACTCTGCAAGGAGTTGGGTGTTACTGATCCAGAACGGGTGGCCGGTTTGGAAGCTCTGCCCAAGGGCTGGAAGCGCCAGCGTCCAATCCTGAAGATCCTGGCGAAAACCCTGCGCCAGATGGTCGACGAGCGGGAGGCAGGTTGATGCAGCTGCCAAGAGGCAAGGGGGGCATAGTGAGCGAGTCCCAAATGGAGAAGTCCAGGCATGAGCTGCTCTCAGATGTTGAGAGCCAGGCTACAGCGATTCTCCGCGACCACGGCATCGAGCCGGACGTCGCAGAGCAGGCCAGCACGGCGATTGCTGATCACCTCGCCAACCACTGGGGCGGTCAGGTTATCAGCTTTCCGAAGGAGTACCTGTTCAAGATGGCGGAAAGGGACATCCGCATATACGACGAATTTAACGGCTCCAACCAGCCCGAGCTGGCACGTCGTTACGGGATGTCGGTGAGAGGGATCTATAAACTGATATCCCGTGTCCGCAAGCGCGAACTGGATCGCCGCCAGTCCCGCCTACCGTTCTGA